TGTATAAAAAATAAGGATTATTGAATTCTTGAATAGATAAATTCTCAAATAAATTTTTATACATTTCCAAGTTTTGTAATATTTTATCCTTATTGACTGATAATGATATTTTCCCATTTACTATTGACCCCATAAAAGAATTGGTATTAATATTTCTCAAAATTGACACAAGAGTCAATTCTTTTGCAGTTTTATATTGTTTTTTTATTATATGTAAAATTTTTTCATAAAAATATGTTGTTTCCATTATTGTATAATTACAACTAGGAAATTTTTATGCATCCATAACCATTGTTGATTTCAATACTTGACCAGGATTATGTTTTTTCCATATATCTTCTTCGATAGTGTTACTTGTGATCATTCTAATAACAGAAAATTCTTCTTTTAATCCCAATCTATAGACACGACCGATTGCTTGGTTTTCAGTTGCTTTAACATCTTGAATCGTTCCATCAATTGGATCAATAAATATAATATGTGTAGAATTTTCAAGATTAACTCCAGATGCTGTATGCATTGTTGATAACAACATAACAGGAATATTTTCTCCTTTCTTATATTTATTAATTGCATTTCGTCTTTGATGAACATTGCCTTTAATAATTGTATTGGCAACACCATTTTCAGACAAAGTCAAACCAATCAATTGCAACATTCTGTCATATTGCGAAAACAAAATAATTTTATTTTTTGGATTCAAAATAAGTTTTCTACAATAAGAAATCAATGTTCCCAATTTTGATCCATATTTAGATATCAATGGATTTACTTTGGGTTTGTCTGGATCTTCTGGTTCTACTTTTTTATGATAAATTTCATCATCTTTTAATTTTGATGCACATAGTGGACATTGCTTACTTCCTTTCGAATATTTCAGAGCTTCTTCAATACAATCTTTACAAAATTTATGTCCACATTTAGTAATAACAAGTTCATCAATCGGACATCTACAAATTGGACATTCTGATTCACTTTCTTCTTGATTTGAATCATCAAATACTTTTAATAAAAATGAGGCTTCGGCTATAATTGTCTCAAAGTTTTTCTTTAACATATTATATTCTTTTGCTGAAGGATCTAATTTCTTAAGTTTTAGTTCAGCATCAGTGAGACGATGTTTATAGTTATTGATTAATTGTTCTTTAATTTCATCCAAATTGATATTTTTCTGATCTCCAAAACTATTCCATTGTTGATCGACAATCATGGGATGACAACATAATTGACGTAATAAATTCGTATTACTTCCCTTATGCATTGCTTTTGAATCATACAATGATTTTTCCATTTGTGTCATTATAATTTTAACAAGTTCCTCCTTATAATCAGGAATTTCTGTATCATCTTTTGTGTTTTCTTTTGTATTTTTGTTCATGATCGACTGTAAAATATTCATAGCAATATGATTAGAGATCGGAACATGTTTTTCTAAATCTTTAACACTCAACCACACATCATTAAATTTAACTTCAAATTTAATAAAATCTAACATATCCATAAAATTCTTTTTCGTTGTGAATGGGGTTCCTGATACAATCCAATTAAAATCTGTTTTAATATCTGTAATCCAATCCAATAAATAATTTTCAATTCTTTCACTCATTTTACCAACAAGTTCATGACCTTCATCAATAACAACACGTCTCCATTTAAAAGCTTCTAATAAAACATTTGTTTCTTTAATTTTATTAGATTCAACAATTGTTTTGACCATTTTATCAACTTTAGATTTTCTATCATAATAACTTAATCCTGTTGCTGTTATTTTTTTACCTTCATATGGAATAGAAATGTAATAAGTTAAATTGGACAAAAATTGATGTGTTGCAATAACAAAATCACAATCTAAAAAGCTTTCAAAAGTTAAATTTTTGTGATCATTTTTTGTTGTCAAACAAATAATATTTAATTTTGAACTACATTTTTTCATATCATCAATCCATTGATGTGCTAGATGTGATGGTGCAATGATCAATGTTGCTTTGGAATTAAATAAACCATTTACAATTTTATCTTTCGGATCATATTTATCAACAACACAATTACAAATAGACATTAAGGTTTTTCCCAATCCCATTTCGTCAGCTAATATTCCACCTTTTGTTCTAAATTTTAAACAATCTGGTGTTTTAGTTATTTTTTTGGTTGTTAAATTAAAATAATAATCTAACTGAATATTTGGATCAATTTGTTTTACATTTACTGAAACATCAAATTCATATGTATTTTTATTATTTTCCAGAAAGTTCATCCATTTAATTGTATTTTTTTGATAATTAAATAAATCTACATTTAATTTAGGCATTTGAATTTTTGATTTAGTTGTGTGAACAATATCATTTTTCAAAATTGTTTTAATATCAAATGCTTTATCAATTCTTGATCCTAAATAGATCATATAATTATTAACATATGGTGATGACAAAAAATCTTGTTGATCATCAACATAAATAATTAATTCTTTTCCATTTAATTTAATTTTAATCATGCTATTTTCAACATATGTAAAATGATGTAATAATAGAAATAAATAATAATCATAACAATGTTGATTCAATATACTACCATTATCTAAATTTAAACTAAAAACAGGTCTAGAATGACAACCAGTCATTGTTGCTGATTTTACCTGGACATTATTATATAATCCAATTATGTTGGTTTTATAGACTTCTAACATATATATAATATTTTGTACAAAAATATGTTTTTATCAATTTTTTTTACCTATAAAGGTCAAAAATTTGGTCTATGACAATTTTCTTACCTATAAAGGTCAAAAATTTGGTCTATGACAATTTTCTTACCTATAAAGGTCAAAAATTTGGTCAATGACAATTTTTTAAAATTACTAAAAGACATATTTTATTATATTTTTATAATGACGAAAATACAATTGGTTAAAGATTTTAATACTCAATTACTTGATTTAATGAAAGAATTTGTTTTATTAACTAATGACAAAGATCTTCAAGCCTATGAATATTTATTGAAAGAACTTTTGAAAAAAAATTGTATGTTACCTATTGAAAATTTCAAAGCACATGTTCTTCCTTACAAACAAAAAATATACGAACAAGACGAAGAATATTTTTTAAAAAATGATGATTATATCAAAAATGTTCAAAATGATGATGACTCTTTATTGAAAGCATTAAAATTGAAAGAAATTTATAAAATGTTGAACAAAGATGGCAAACAAAATTTATGGAATTTTTTGAAAGTTCTATGTTATTATGCTGAAAGTTACTAAATATTATATAAAGATAAAATTAATTTTGATAATTATATATGAATGTTTGTTCGGAACAACGTTTGCAAAAAATAGAGGGATATTTAAATCAAAATTTCAATCAAATTAATAGTATTCAACATATTATTAATTTAATGAATGTAATGATACAACAACAACAAAATTTAGAATTAAAAATTAATCAGCTAGAAATAAAAGTTATAACTTTGGAAAATACGCTAAATTATACCAGAAATAAATATAATTTACAATAAAAAATTGATTAATAATTAATAAAATATTAATTATTAATAAATGAAACAAATACAATTTAATGATGTATTTTTTGTTATTGGTCAGAATCAACAAGATAATTGGGATATATTATCTCAGGCTAAACAAAATGAATGGTTTTTTCATTTAGATAAATTACCGTCATGTTATGTTATTGTTAAAACGGATGAATTAACAACAGCATTAATTAATCATGCAGCTTTTTTATGTAAAGAAAATTCAAAATTTAATATGACTGTAAAAATAATTTATACACAAGTCAAAAATGTTTCGAAAGGAACAAAGATTGGACAAGCAATTATAAAAGGAAAAACTAAAAATATTGTTTTATAAATTAATCAACTTCTTCAATTTTTGGACCAGCACCATTATCTGATCCACTTCCTCCCATATTGGCAAAGTTTGGCATACCTTCAGCTCCTGCCATATTAGCAAAATCAGGCATTCCTCCTGGACCACCTGCTCCTTGTTGATACATTTTTGTGATTACTGGCATGTAAATATCTTCAAGTTCTTTACGTCTAGTATCACATTCTTCTTTAGTAATTGTACTTCTTCCAGATTCTAACCATGAAATAAGTTCATTTGATTTATCCAAAATATTAGTTCGATCGGATTCTGACAAATTTGGTTTCACCTTTTCATCATCAAGAGTTGTCTTTACTTGATAACAGAATGATTCAAGACCATTAACAGCTTCAATACGTTGAGCATTTTTTTCATCTTCATCTCTATGAAGTTCTGCTTCTTTAACCATTTTTTCAATATCTTCTTTGGATAGTTTATTTGATTCATTTTTAATGGTGATACTGTGTTTTTTCTGTGTTGATTTATCAACTGCTGTAACATTCAAAATACCATTAGTATCAACATCAAAACTAATTTCAATTTGTGGTACTCCTCTTGGAGCTGGAGGAATTTCCAAATTAAATGTTCCCAACAAATTATTATCTTTGACCATTCTTCTTTCACCTTCATAAACTTCAATTGTAACTGCTGGTTGATTATCTCTGAAAGTTGAATAAGTTTCTGATTTATGACATGGAACAGTAGTACCTCTCTTAATAATAACGGACATAATATCTCCTGCCATTTTAACACCCAAAGAAAGAGGTGTAACATCCAAAACAATGATTTCTTGACCATTAATTTTATCAACTCCAGACAAATTAGCTGCTTGTGCAGTGGCACCATATGCAACGGCTTCATCAGGATTAATTCCTTTATTTGGTTCCTTACCATTGAAAAAATCAGACAACATACTTTGAAGTTTTGGAATTCTTGTAGAACCACCAACTAGAACAACTTCATGAATTTGACTTTTGGACAGTTTTGAATCTTGAAGAGCTCTTTCGACTGGTTCCATGGCTCGTTTGAAAAATAGCATACACAATTCTTCAAATTTTGCTCTTGTCATTGTGGTATTAAAATCAATACCTTCGAACAAAGCATCAACTTCAATAACTGACTGAGCAGCAGACGACAAATTCCTTTTAGCTCTTTCACAAGCTGTTCTCAATCTTCTCATAGCTCTACTATTTGAAGAAATATCATGTTTATGTTTTCTTTTGAATTCTTGAACACAATGAGCAACCATGGCACTATCAAAATCTTCACCACCCAAATGACTATCACCTGCTGTGGCTTTGACTTCGAAAATACCATCGTCAATTGTGAGAATCGAAATATCATGTGTACCCTAAAAATGTTATCGTTTATGCATTTAACATAAACTTCTTATGGTTTCCCATAAGGTCGGACTATATCTTCATCTTTTGTTAATATCAATTTACCAAATTGACCAAAAGATGCCCCGCACTCGTGGATATTTCATCATGCTTAATAGTAATGATTGGTTAGATCAAACCTAAGTTTAGATTACTTTATCTAGTCTCTGAACCTTCATCCCCTTTCGTAATTAGGATGCTTGGCTGCGAATTATCAATTTCAATATTTTTAACACTAATTTTATTGTTTTTCAAGGAAACTACATTTGAGATTTTCGTAATATATAATTTGGTTTTCGATAATTTTATTACTTTTAATTAAATTATCTCGAACTGTTAATGCGCACGTATTTTGCCAATTAAAAGCTTTGTATTGATTTTCTTCTTTTGTTAAATCAAATTTGGAAATTGGAATAATATGATCAATATGCCAAACGATTCCATAATTATCCCAATTCATATCGTCAGTCATCGTATATTCTATCCATTTTCTATAAAATGTAATATCACAACCCAACAATTTCATTGTGCTATTGCTTTTATGTTTGACTGCCATATTAATTCTACTTCTTATGTTTGGAATAAGACGATTTATGGGATTTAACATTTTTTCATTTCTATTTAATTTTCTTTTTAATTTTCTTTTTTCTTTATTTTCATCTTTCTCGAAATAAAGTTTTTTTGTTAATTTTATACGTTCTTTATTTTTGGCATAATATCTCGCATCTCTTTCAACACGTGAGTGTGTATTAGCATATTCTTTATATTTTATGCTATTGCATTTTTTACATATTCCTCTATATCTTTTGTAGTTTTCTCCTTTTGAATTTTTAGCATTTAATAGAATAAAATTATCAACTGTCAATAATGATTTACAACAATTACATATTTTTGATTCCATAATATTAATATAACATGTTATTTTTTAAGTGTTAAAAATATATCATCTTTAACCTTTTTACCATACCTGAATTAATTACTTTCAGCCCTCACCTATGTTACCATGATGAGTTGGTAGTTAAAGTTTTACAATTTCCTCGCAGTTCACGGAGTTTTTTATTGTGGAAGCAGTAACTTAACATGACATAAATTGTTTACCACCACAGTCGAAAATCAAAATGTTTCTCTCACCAGAATGTTGTTTATCCAAACCATATGCAATTGCGGATGCAGTTGGTTCGTTAATAATTCTTTTTACTTCTAAACCAGCAATTGCACCAGCATCTTTTGTTGCTGATCTTTGAGCATCAGTAAAATATGCAGGTACAGTAATAACAGCGGATTTTACCTCATAACCTAAATAATCTTCAGCAGTCTTTTTCATTTTTTCCAAAATCATTGCTGAAATTTGTTCCGGTGAATATTCTTTTTTCTCTCCTTTAAACATCACCTCAACACATGGTCTTCCATTTTTATTAAAAACCTTGAAAGGATAATGTTTGATTTCTTGTTGAACGACTGGATCATTCCAATCTCTTCCAATAATACGTTTGATATCAAAAACTGTGTTAGAAGTGTTTGATGATGCCAATGCTTTTGCACCAGCACCAACAAGTCTTTCCGTTTCTGTAAATGAAACGAATGAGGGAGTTGTTCTCTCTCCTTGGTCGTTAGCAACAATTTCGACTTTACCATTTTGAAAAACTCCAACACAAGAATATGTTGTACCCAAATCAATACCAATACAATCTACTTTTGACATTATATAAGTAAGATAAATTCCCTTTAAATAATTTAAAATTCAATTTTTTTCGATCTACATTTTCACAATTAAACTAAGGTTTTTATCCAAATCTTTCTCATTTACAATTGTTTTATTAACCAAGCTATTAGTAACATATTTTACTTTAATGTTTTTATATTCGTATCTATATGCTTTTATTAATCTATGAAAACCATCCAAAATAGTTAAATCTTTTTTATTTCTTAAAACAATTATAGGATAACTCAAATCAGAATTTTTCATTCGTTGATATTCATTAGGGTATTCTTTAATATCATCAATTAATATTTTATCCCAAAACTTAAATTTATCAATACTAATTTTCTTAAATGCACTTTTAATAAAATCAGAAAGACTCACTGTTTCGTAATCGATATTTTGAGTTAAATACCAAAGTTTATAAACATCTCCATTGAATTTATCAATTGTAAATATATGAGTATCATAAGTATGTATTATTTGTTCTAATCTATCAATTAATTTTTTTTTTTCATATATTTTATAATTTAACTTGTCATATTTTTTAATAGATTTGTTTGCAAGTTCTTTTATTATTATTTTGCCATTATCTGAAATCGGTAAACATATTTTTGTATAATCACCTAAAATAATAATTTTCATTGCATAGTTTTCAAAAATTTTTTTACATATAAACTCGTACATTTCTGTTTGATCTTTAATTTTTATTTCATCGACATTTATTATATATATATTTTTAATTTCATTTATTAAATTTATTATTTTTGATAAAATGACACCATCAAAAAAAGGAAGATGCAAACGTACTGTTGACATTTTATATAATTTGGTTTATAAATTTTTATTTGTTAATTATATTATAAATGTTAATACAACATGTTTCTTTGCAAGGAAAGAGAAAATCTAATGAAGATAAAGCTGTTATTGTTGAAAATTTAGGTGGTTCAAACCAGAATATAAATAATATAAATTTACTCGGAATTTTTGATGGTCATGGTGGTGTGGGTGTTAGTAAATTTATGAAAAATAATGTTGGTAAATATTTTCTAGATAAAAAAATAATCAAAATTTTTAATCATGATTTGACTTTTGAAAAATACACAATGAAAATTTTTGATAAACTCCAAGATAAATTATTTAAAAAACATCCAGTCATTGCTAAAAAATCTGGTTCTACAACCTTATTGGCTTTTCAACACATGTTAAATGGATCTCTCATTTTGTATTTAGTCAATTTAGGAGATTGTAGAGCAGTTTTATGTAATAAATATAATATTCCTCAACAACTTACAAAAGATCATAAACCAAACAGTTTGGAAGAAAGAAAAAGAATTCAATCACTTGGAGGTGACATTAAATGGGATGGTGCAGATTGGCGTGTCGGTGATTTGTCACTTTCAAGATCAATGGGAGATATTGATAATTCCCCTTTTGTAACTCATAAACCAGAAATTTTTAAATATAGAATATCCACACAAGATAAGTTTATTATTATGGCTTGTGATGGATTGTGGGATGTTTTGAGCAATCAAGAAGTTGTTAATTTTATTAACGAATATTTAAATCAAGGTTTAGATCCTAGAAAAAATAATTTTGCTAAATTACTTGGAGATTTTGCAATCAGATCTGGATCTACTGACAATGTTACAATTTTAATTCAATTTATTCAACCATTTGAAAAATTGAAATCAAACTAATTATTTTAGTAATAAAATATTTTCATTTGTTGTCCATTTGCAATTTTTTCTTTTTTTATATAATTCAATTAAATCATCATATTTCCAACTCATCACACATAAATTATTAATTAATAAAGGTTCACGTTCATCTGTGACAATAGAATATAAAATTTCTTCATTTATTTTAATTTGTCTAGAACCTTTAATATTACGTGCTTTAATTTCTTTACCATTAATTAACAAAGGATGACTGCCTGTTATATATAAATCTTCAGATGGATAATTTTCTTCAAATAAATCTTTTTTAATCAAAGTAAAATTAGTTCTTTTACCAGAAATCACATTTATTCTTACATTTACAAAATCTTTTCTCAAATCGCTATATACTAAATAAGAATCTGATTTTATATCTTTTACACAAAAATTACCAATTTCACCCGTTTTTATATTTTTTGCATAAATTTTACTGGTTCCAATATAACATATTGCATTTTTTAAATCCATAGCATCATCCCATGTTTTAAATGGTGTAACGTACCAATTACCAGATTCAAAAACAAATCTATAATATGGATATTCATAATTTGTTGAATCAAATGGACCCAAACTATTTTTTGTTTTGTTATATTGTGTACTCAAAATACCACTTCCATCTAATGCCAAGGGAAATGAACTACCGCCTAATTGATATTTGAACACAGCAACATCAAAATTTCCGTTTGTTGTTAGAGTAGTTGAAAATTGAGAACCATCAGAATTATTTAAAACCAATAAACCAGAATAATGACCAGATGAATAAACACCATCATCATCTACGTCTATAGAAGTTAAAATATCATCATTTGAAGATCCATTTTTAGCATACCATTGTAAATCTCCAGAATTATTATATTTCAATAAAACAGAAAATCTACTTCCATCTTCTTCCCCCGATGAACCAGCCAAAGGATTAACGAAACTAGAAACACTGTTATCTGCATTTTCAGGTGACACTTTAAGATGTGATTCATATTGTCCTTGAATGAAAATTCCATTTTCAGTTGCTTTTAATGTATTTAATGAATTATTTGAATTATCTAATGATGTACCTAATCTGACACACCATTGATAATATCCTGCTTTATTATATTTTACAATAAAACCATTGGTACCATCACCTAATCTACTTTTAGTTCCTCCAGTAATATTATTGGTGTTTTTAAAATGTAATTCTGAACTACTAAAAAAACCACAAAAATACACACCATATGAATTAATTGATAAATCATATGGTGTGTATTTTTGTGGTGTTTTTAAAATGTAATTCTGAACTACTAAAAAAACCACAAAAATACACACCATATGAATTAATTGATAAATCATAAATAGCATTGTCTCCACCATCTGAACCAACTAGTATAGTTTTCCATTGAGGTTCACCACTATTACTATAACAAACTACCATATTATCTTTTGCATTTGTGGGATTAAGTGTGGCAAATGATGTGTTTTCGGAATCATAAATTATTGTATTTGATGAGATGATTGAACATGATATATAAACATTATCTTCATCTGATGTAATTCCTTGTGTGACTCCCCCTTTATGAATTTTTCGTGCCCAATTTAGATTAAATGTACTGTTGTTATAACATGCAATAAATGTGTCGGATCCTGATGAAGAAGAGGTTATTTGAGTGACAAAATTTGTAAGAATTGAACTTGAAAAACTTATTGTTTCATTTCTTGTCCAAGTTCCACCAACAAAAATATTTGAATTATTTAATGCAATTTCAATATTTGATAGTGGATTTGATGTTCCTACAATTATTCTTCTTACACCAACAAAAACTCCGTCATGATTATATTTCACAACATAATTTCCGTTACCAGAATATGTTAAAGCCAAATCACCATTTTGATTGTAGAATTTTGTTCCACCATTATTTGTGGTAAATGTACCAACAACATATAAACCAGAAGAATCTACAGCAATTTTATTATTAAATCCTCCATTTGTTCCATTTCCTGTTTCAATACTATTTGCTATTTTAAAACTCCAAATTAAATTACCCAAATTATCATGTTTTGTTATAAAACAATTTTTCCCATTTAAACTATTGAATACCTTATTACCTGAATCATTATATATTGTTATTGATGAACTACTTGTTCTAGCATGCGTATAAATTTTTCCATCATACACGGCTAAGCCCCAACTAGTGTCTTCGTCAGAACCAACTATTTGTTTTAACCATTGCACTTCAGAATATGTATTTTGTACATTTGAACCTACCACAGCAGGATTATCGTCATATCCAAATATACGTATATTTCCATTACCAGAACCTATTTGAGTATCCCATTTATTTTGATTCGAATACATGATGAATCCATTTGTATTTCCTTCAGTATCAAAATTATATGAAGAATCAATATTATTTGTCCAATCTAAATATTTCATGTATTATCTATTTTCTATATTTATTTTTATTTTAATTATCAACCGGTTGAATTATATTATATAAAATAATATTAGATGAAAATACTTTTTATTCTCAAGAAAAAAATTAATTTATATATGAATGAATATTTAAGTTCTCTTCGTTTTTTTATAGATTTTGATATATTTTTATCTGATGTTCAAAAAGATGTCAATTATGATATTTATGACATTATAGTTCATGTTCAAAATTATCCCAAACAGTTAGTAAATATAAATAAAAGTTTTTTACTTAATACTGAACAATTATCTAGACAATTATGGTTTAATAATATTAGTCGACAAAATAATCTGGTTGATTATTCTAAAGCTAATATAAATTTATTAAAAAAAGAATGTTTATATTTTCCATATGGATATAATCCAAAAGAAATATATAATTTTGAAAAAATATATGATGTTGTTTTTATTGGTGAATTATCAAATAGAAGAAAACATATAATTGATGAACTTTCTGCTTGCAACATCAATGTTATGAGAGTTAAAGGTTTTGGAAAATCAAGGGACAATTTATTATTTAGATCAAAAATATTAATTAATATACATGCACATGACGATTATCAAATATTTGAATCTATTAGATGTAATAGATGTATATATAATAAAGTAATTGTTATATCTGAAAATTCTTTGTATCAAGAAAATGAATTATTACATGATAAAATTATTTTTTGTGAATATTCAAAAATAATTGATAAAATCAAACATGTTTTGGAAAATTATAACAACTATTATCATGATTTATACAATAATTATGATGAATTTATAAATCAAAAAAAAATGGAATTATCGGACATTTATAAATCAAATTTAAATTATTTATGTAAATAATTTAAAAATTAACTTACCTCTCCCAGCACCGGCACCATATCGAGAATTATTGCCAGGATGTTCGCGATAATTTCCATTTCTATCCATACCAATTCACACGGGACAACTGTTTTAATCAGGTATGTTACTGTTGTTGAACATGTTTATACTTAAATTATATTTTCCAATTTTTTATTATTGTGATTGTTAAAATATACTATAATCTTGATTAAAATCTGGATCAAAAGCATATAAATTTTTGTCGATAAGACCACCATTCATTGGGTTTTCATCGACATATTGTACCTGATCTATTGTATAATTTGCATTTCCATATGCTCCAGTTGAAATAATTTGATCTTCGTTGTCAAGTTTTTGTTTTTCCGGAATAACTTTTCTATAATCAACCACATGTCTATCATAAACTTCTTGTATGGTTGGATTTGCTGAAACAGTGATATCTTCAAATTCAGGTACCATTGGTTTAGTTATTCTCTCATCATAATATCTTCTACATTGTTTTTCTTTGCTAAATTTTAAATTAAATTGATCTTCATCGCTGAATTTAACTTTTTTTTTTATTTTAGTCGGTTTTTCTGTTTCAATCGTTTCTTTTTTATCAAAATAATAGAATTTGATCAAAATGAAAATACATATTATAATCACTAAATCAATAATTTTTTTCATAAATATTTATATATATATAACTAATAACAAAATATATATTTATGGAAAAAAATGATGATGAAAATTTTGAAATCAGTATAATGACATTGATAACTCCATTTATTAGAAATAATAAAATTGATATTATTGATGTTCCAGATGTTATATTTATAGTTTTAGATATTTATAATAATTTTGATCAATTAAAAATAAATAAAAATAATTTTATTGATGTCATGACTTTTAAATTAATGAAATTATTCAATGATAAAAATTTAATTAAGGAATATCAAAGAAATAATTTTCAAAAAATGCTAACCTCATCTCTGAAATTAGCATTATTAAAAATAAAATTTAAAAAATCAAAATGTGTTTTTTTTTAATCTTCACAGGAAATTAAATAATTTACTAATGCTGATGTTGTTAAATGCCAATAAAAATGATAATGATTGTATAATCTTGCATTTCCTGTTTGATTATAATCATAATACCAATAATAGTTACTTAAACCATAACACCATATACAAGTGAAAACCAAAATGTATCCTTCAAAAGTTAAAATATTTTTATAGAAATTTTTACATAAATAAAAACTTAATCCAACGGCAGAAATTACATCCATAAAATAAAGAATGTCAGGATGGTTTTCTTGAATTGCATGATTGTAATGATACATTGTACTAAATATAATAACAATACACATGACCAGTGATCCAAAATAATCTTTTTTTTGATATAATTTAAAAAGTGGTAATAAATAACAACTGTTTGAAAATGTCAATAAATATTTACATTCCATTTGGGAACAATTATCGGACCAATCAATTGGTATTTTCATATTTAAAAATTAAAAATATTTAAAAAAAAAATTGACAGACAAAAAATAATGTGAAATATAAATTATTTAAACTATAATTACATATTTAATACTATAAATATGATGAAAGATAAAAAAATAGCTTTTGGCAATTATTATGCTAATCTCATTATTGATAATGATTTAAAAAAAGAAATCTTAAATTGTCTTTTTAATAAGATCAATTTAAATGATTTCAGATATCACATGTTAAATTCTATAGCAAGACTTAAATATTTACAAACAACAGAACATTATGTTTTACCAAATTTCTATGGTAAAAATTATTTGTTGATTTTTTGCAAAATTAAAAATATAAAATATTCTGTTCTTGTGGACAGAAAAAAACTAAAATATAAACTTGAAGATAATGTTAATTTAAATGATGTCATGTGTGTTAGTGTCGATATAAAATGTAATGATGCATTATATAATGGAAGTATTTTTGATGGTAAACTCCTAAAAGATAAAGAAAATAATCATACATTTTTGATCAATGATTGTTTATTTTTAAATGGTGTTTCTGTTATTGATATTGACTTGATAGAAAAATTCAAAAATGTTGATAATACAATCAATTTGAAATTTAGCAGTAAACCATGTGAATGTTTTTCAATAAAATATAATAAAATATACACTTATTCAGAATTAAAACAATTAATTGAAATGGATTTAAAAACATTTTCATTTACAACTGTTGGACTAATATTTTTACCTAAAAAATCAGGAATTTATGTTATCTATGTCGAATCTAAAGATCCAAAAGTTGAATTCTTTTCATCTGCCAAGGAGGACAATAAAGATGTGGTTTTAGAATGTCCTTCACATAATCTAATTTATAATTTAAAAGATATTTTATTAGCTAGAACTTATAGTTATGAAACTGGGGAAAAGAAAAAAAATTTCATGATGGAAAAAACATCTATTCCTGATGTATATAGATTATTTGAAATTGGACAAGATATACCTATTGGAATTGCATGTGTTCCAAGTATGAAAATTAGTCATAGATTTGCAAAATATTTTAAAAATAGAAATAGATCAAAAGTAAGTTGTGTTTATTCACAACAATTTAAAAAATGGATTCCGGTTGCTACTTTGAATCAATAAACAAAAATTATATACTATTTCTTAACATAAAAAACACAAATTTTTTACAGCCATAATAAAAAACCAATCAAAAATCATTTTTTACCAACCATTGTAAAAAAATTGTGTCAGATTATAGAATTTAAATAAATTCTATAAAGAAGACACCTAATTTTTTATTTTTAACTAAATCATTTTGAATTTTTTTATAAAATTCGAAATAGGTGTTAAAAATAAAAAATTGAACTTAAAAATATATCAATAATTATTTTATATTAATGAATAAATTAATTATTGATGTGAATTTAGATCCTGATTTTAAAATTCAAAATTTAGA